TGGTTAAAGGCCATGCGGTGGAATGCCGTATCAACGCCGAAGACCCGAACACCTTCCTGCCGAGCCCGGGTAAAATCACGCGCTTCCACGCACCGGGTGGTTTTGGCGTTCGCTGGGAATCGCACATTTACGCCGGCTATACCGTGCCGCCGTATTACGATTCCATGATCGGCAAACTGATCTGCTACGGTGAGAGCCGCGATGTGGCGATTGCGCGCATGAAGAATGCGTTGCAGGAGCTGATTATCGACGGTATCAAAACCAACGTGGAGTTGCAGACCCGCATCATGAACGACGAAAATTTCCAGAACGGTGGCACCAATATCCACTATCTGGAAAAGAAACTTGGCTTGCACGAGAAATAATTCCTTCTCGCAAGCTTCTCCCTCTCCTGCATGGAGAGGGAATTGTTTATTCCCTTCATATTTCCAGTTTTTACTGCTGGACTTATCCGCAATCACGGTGAGTTGAACTGCTTTTAATTTTCCTGGTAATAAATTTCCCGTATGACGTTATAGCAATCTTGTAAAAGCTACACCCCTTCGCCAGGAGTAACCTGAAGTCGGTTAAAACGGTTTCTATTCTGTGACTTACGGAGGTGTGTTTTGTCTGAACTGTCTTATGTGTCCGGTGCGCGTCACTCGGCGTGGTCCATCTATCTGGCGCAAGTGGAACGTGTCCTGCCCTTGCTGGGGGAGCTGAGCCACTGGGCCGATAAAGCACCTGATTGTTTTTGCCGATATGGACAAACACTCGGCTACTGGTCATGCCGCGGCGTTCGAGTGCGCCCATGCAAACCTGCTGACGAAAAACGACTTGGTGAAAGTCAGCATTCGCTGGCCCGATAACGGTGATTTTAACGACATGCTCATGAACGGCGATCAGGTTCGTGAACAGGTATTTTACAAAAAGGTGGCTGCATGAAACTTGAAGCATCGTTAAAGCATTTCAGCCCTCAGGGCATGCACATCAGCGACGACGTGAAAAGCACATCACCGAATCGCCTGAACGGTACAGACATTATGACCGGGATCGGGGTGACCAGCAGCCGGGCGCGGTTCGGGCTGGCGGCGTTCTTCGGTAAGGCCGGCATCAGTAAGTCCGATGAGCAGATGGCAGTTCAGGCGCTGGCGCGGTATGCCATAGATTCAGCACCAAAGAACGTGCGGAAGGCCGCGGGTAAATCACTGGGGCGCTGCTGCCTGATTCTGGCGCAGTTTGCCTTTGCAGAGTATTCCCGTTCAGCTGAAACAACGGGAGCCTGCCGGGTATGTAGCGGTACCGGGAAGGTGCAGACGACTATCACGGAGCGCAAAGTAACATACCCGTGGGGCAAAGCGCCTTATTGGGCGAAAAGGTCACGCGCTGTTCGTCCGTCCGACTGGGAGAAGTGGACCGAAGTAACAACCGTCGTCAACGGTAAATGTGAAGCCTGTGACGGCAAGGGGAAGGTTAACGCCCGCTGCCGCTGCGGAGGTTCCGGCCAGGTGCTGGACCGCAAAGTGACAAAAGAGCGGGGAGCGCCGGTATATAAAACCTGTGAGCGCTGTTCGGGAAATGGTTTTTCAACGACACCGTCTACAGCTGCTTACAAAGCGATTCTGACGTTCATTCCAGACCTGCACGTCAGAACATGGACCCGTAACTGGAAGCCGTTCTGTGATGCGCTGGTGGACGTATGCTGGAAGGAAGAGCGTCATGCTGATAAGGAATTTCAAAAAGCGACCGATTTTTAAAACAATGGCGACAATATTTTGCTTTTTCGGTGCATAAGACTTGATTTTGTCCGAAGTTGTCGTGTATGCTTCTAATCATGGATACGTACATCCAAATGAAACTGACTATCAACCCTGCCACTCGGCGGGGTTTTTGCTTTTCTGGGGGAAGCTATGAAAATCTGCGCATGCCACTTTCACCCGAAAGGCTTTTTCCTGACATGTGACCATCAAGCTGACTTTTGGGTGCTTTTAAGTCCGTTGGTAGGCTGGGGGCGTTTCTCAATGATCCGCCCCGACGAGGAGTTCACAAAGTCTGGAGGAATTTTTCAATTGACTGAATTACGGCCCGCGGATGCAGAACCGCCGGAGTCAGTAATTGAAGCGTCAAATGTTTTATGGCGTCTGCCGGAAGCTCACGAAGTTTTGAAATCAGTCCCTTCCGCTGCTCTTCAGGAATGTTTGCAACGCGGATTATGTCTTCCAGGGCAATGATCGTGCTGTCGTGCAGCTTAACAGTTTGCACATTCAGAATAGCGCCTAGTCCGCCATCGTCGCGGATGAAATCAATACCACGGTGAGTGATGGCGGGCCTATTGACCAGGACGTAGCCTTCTGAGCTTGGTTTTAAACCACTCACTATCAACTGGTGCTGGTGGAGGTAGAGTAAATTTGCCATGAAACTATCAGGGTCAGGATACAGATTGGCGATTTCATCGACCTGTTCGTTAGTTAGTTCGTTTGGGTACACAGCATAAAGAAGTTGCAGCGTTTCCCGTTGAATGCTTCTGTCGAATTTATCCATTTGAATTATCAGCCCGAGGTATTTGCAATGAAGAATGCAAAAATGCTGGCGTTAATTACCGCAGATACCAGCAGGATTGAAAGTAAGATTTCAGCGTTACTTGAAGTGCTTCCCGAGCATGTCACGGACGAGGTTCTCGGCGTACTTTCTCGACTGGCTAACGAGATCATTCTTGTGAATGGTTCGGTCACAGTTGCTGCAGACGGTTCCCTCAATATCGTCCATGCTCTGGATTTTGATTCCACTACGTACAATGAGATCATGTCCGCAGCCAGGGCACTTAAATTTAATCTTGCTCATTAGATAGTTTCCTTGTCGGTATTGTGGACTTAGCAAATCAACAATATCAGACTGGTAAAAAAGCCGCCATATAGTGGCAACTGAAGACCTGCAGCTGATCACGAATCAGCAGGCCACGCCCGGGAGGGCGTGTTGAAACGTCATCATCCAGATGTTATATTTTTTATGTGGTGAATCCCCCTATGCGGAGGGGCATTGCCAGTCTGATATGTTTTTTTGCGCATTGCGAGTCGGCTGTGGACTGGCGGCGACTTACCGGGAGGCACCCGGCACCACACCTAATAAAAAATGATGATAGCTGTAAGGCCCACTTCGGTGGGCTTTTTCTTTGGGCAAAAAAAAGCCCGCATGGTTTCATGCAGGCAAGGCAGTTACATTTAGATTTTGTCCCGGTATATGTTTTTTTGTCCGGAAGTTGAAAGATACTGTCTTGACTACTTTTTGTAAATAACGGATTCAAATCACAAGGCCATGCATTTGCGTGGCCTTGTGATTTGTGCCACCAGAGCATCATTCACTCTGTGCTTTGTCGTTAATCCATCTGGCGGCCATCCTAAAGGACTATCTGCTGAGTTCTTTTTTCAGAGGTTGCATTTTCTTCAGTACCTCATCTGAATTAGTGACTGAGAAACCCGTCGGGAAAAATAGCATTCCATCGGATGGATGTTCATCGTGCCAGTGCTTCGTGGTGGCCATCGTATGAGCGTCGAGATAACTGGTGTAAGCATCAAGGAGAGCGTTTTTCCTGCGCCTCGGGGCGTAAGGTAGCAACTGGTTGAAATCAGCATCGCTGATAAGCCTGAATGGATAAGAGCCTCCTTCAATAGCCTCAATTTCGCTTAGCAACTTTCCCCGCAGTGGTGCGGAATGCTTCCTGAACTCTGCCTTACGTGACGAATGGTTACTGATTAGTGACGGAATAAAGAGCCCTAGCAGTGTCAGTATCACTCCGATTACTGAAATAATTTCCATGAGATTTCCCTATGCCTGATTTTGTTTATTCAGTATTACCCGTGGTGGGATTCGGTTTTTCTTGTTTTGGTCTTGGATACATCCTTGGCTTCGTACGCGGACGAGACTGAACAAGAAGAATAAATCCGTCTGAGAGGGTGGTGAACCCTGATATTTTTACAGTGATTTTTGGTGGCTGTCACCTGGCGGCCATCCTATTTTCCCCTCGTTCTGAGAGGATCCACAGCAATAGAGGGGGCTAAATGTCCGATCCTGTTTCTGCCACAACGATAGCAGCTGGTGGACTGTTCGGCGCCAGCCTATTCGGCCTTGCAACTGGTATTGATTACGGCGTGGTATTTGGTGCGTTTGCTGGTGCGGTGTTCTATGTCGCAACGGCGGTGAATATTAGCCGCATAAA